AAAAGGCTATGTAATGCAAGTAGCAACTGGAGTGTTCAATATGGTAGGGAACGCAGTGAATCTAGTCGTAGGAGGGCAAATTTGGACAAATATCGCTAAGTCTGTAACCTCTTGGACTAACGGAACGAAAGCAAGCACAGCATGGAATAATGAGGATAAGAGCAGTACGACGTGGACTAATATTAACAAATCATGAACGATACACAAAATTTACAACAGCAAATAGATGAATTAAAGCAACAAGTAGAGAGATTACTTTCACCTGTTGATTTTCCTTTGGAATTTAAGAACGCATTAATCAAGCAGGGATTCCTAAAGTATAGAGAAGACCTATTTTATGAGGGCGGAGCGGGCGGAAATTTATTTGCAAATATCATAGTAAATTATAATGACAAGACATCTGTAATTAGTATAACAAGCGTACCAAAGACATTTACAGTAAACACAGCAACCGATGTAATTACTTGCCCAGCTCATGTTTTTTCAAATGGTGATATTATCTCGTTTTACACTACAAAGGATTTGCCAGCTGGATTAGATAACACTGGTGCAACATACGAAGTCACTAATGCGACAGATGGCACATTTAAGACATCAATAGATGGTGGAGCTACAAATGTAAATATTACAACAGTTGGAGAAGGCACACATTATGTAATACAAATATAAATATATGATTAAAATCCCTCAAAACAATAAATTCTCACAAACAAATACTGGTGAATTATCAGGTAACGTCTATCAGACCAAAAATATATCCTTTGATACAGAGGGTGTGATTAAACTTGAAAAAAGAATTAGAAACATCTTTGATTCAGATACTTACACTGATTTGGTAACTTCAACAGCATATCCAGTACATAAATTTGTCAAAGTTGGTAACTCACAAAAGTACTGGGTAATGGGTGACGATTCTCTGTATCATATTAAGTTTGAATCCGTAGCACCTTATGGAATGACTCTAACAAAAGATGTGACATCTGGTACTCCAACATCGGCTACAAATAAATTTGACGGTTGTATGTTTAAAGGAGCAGACGGAACTGATTATTTTTGTGTAGTCACCGCCGCCAGTGCTTTGTATTATTACAATGGTACAGTGTGGGCTAATAAGACTGTGAATGCTGCACCGTTTATTGAATTTGTTTGTGTATTTGAAAACAAAAGAAGCCTAGCAATTGCAGGACAGAATAAAATTGTATTAATTGATGATAGCTTTAATGTTCCCAGTGTAGCTTCATTGACCCTACCAGCAGATTATACAATCACATCAATGGCATGGAACAATAATAGGTTATATATAGGAACAATAGCACAGAGTCTAAATGAAGCATTTATCTTTGAGTGGGACGGCTCATCAGCAGAAGCAAATCCTGGCTATAAAATAAACGCACACATGATATCATCACTGATAAGATACAAAGACGGTTGTGTGTGTGTTACATCAAGTGGGGAGCTTCTATATGTAAATGGCGGTACAAAAAGGTTAGAACAATTCCCTATTTTTACAGATGAGAAGCAATGGATAGATGAAACAAATATTGGATTAATGTTTGCCCCAGTTTTACAAGGCGGAATGGTAGTTGATGGTGATAATATTTACATGGGAGTTGATAGCAGTTATGTACCTGAGTACAATGACGGAACATCTGATGTGTTTGAAAATAACTTTCCTAGTGGTGTGTGGTGTTATGACCCTAAAGTTGGTTTGTATCATAAGTATTCAGTGGACGGTGCTAGTTCAATAAGAACTGGTGCAATCACAACTGCGAACATTAATACAACTACGAACATAATAACTATTCCTAGTTCAATATGCCCCGATACTGGAACGCCAGTATTTTATGATGACAGTGCAACTGGCACAGGGACTCGTGCGACTCCACTTGAAATAAACACAAGATACTTTGTAATTAAACTTTCAGGAACGACTTTGAAACTTGCTACAACCTATTCAAACGCTATCGCTGGAACAGCTATTGACCTAACAGCAACAGGTAATAACGCCCAAACATTAATCTTTGCAGACAACAGAGGATTTGGTGGAGCATACGAAAAAGCTAGAGGTGTAAATACCCTTAGGAAGTCTGCATATTACAGAGGTATGCCAGATTCATTTGCTGGTAGACTCTTGGTGGGTGGTAATGTATATAAAAACAATAACACTGTATATGTCGCTATTGGCTCGGTGGCAGACAAACAAGAGAACAGAGGATATGAAATAACACCTAGAATACAATCACATAATATTAAGGACGTATGGCAGAAAGTGTATTTAAAGTTTAATCCTCTAGTAAACGAAGATGATAAGATTATAATTAAATATCGTACTACAAAGCCTAAAAGACTACTTAGAAAGATATATAGTAACTCCGTTGGCGGTACTTGGGTTAATAGTACGTCATTTACGACAACAGAGCCTAGATTCAGCGAGGTTCAAGTAGGTGATGAATTGGAAATTGTTAGAGGTGCAGGTGCAGGTTACTTAGCACACATTACAAACATTGTGCTTGCTACTGGAACTTATACAGTGACGATTGATGAAACGGTACAGAACATCGCAACAAGTGATACCTTCTCTTTTACAGTAGATAACTGGATTAAGTTAAAAGAAATCACAGCAACAGGAGAAGGATTAGACGGAGTTTCAGAGATTCCAGTTATGAAACAATCAAAGTGGATTCAATTTAAAATTGAGTTACGAGGAATCGATATAGTCGTCGAGGAGTTCCAATTAATACAAGAAACTTTTAAGCCAAGTGCTTAGAAGTGTGATATAATTATAATATAAAATTATGGCAATATTCAATTTTGATTCAAATACAGCAAATAAAAACACAGATAACATATCATCTGTTTTTGCAAATATGACACCAGCTGGCTCAAGTAAAGTTCCGACATCAGCACCAGTGTTTACACCAATACCTACACCGCTAAAGCCAGCAGTAGACACTTCACCAGTTGCTTATAATTCAGTAGTTGGTAGTCAACAACCAGTAGTTGGGGTTGTTGACAATATGCAAGCTAGTAACAACTTGGGTACACAGTCAATGAATCAGGTCACAGTAACCCCAGAACCTTCCGCTAGACAAAAAGAGATGTCGTCATACTCTGCTTTAATTGATAAACTAGGGACACAAACAGAAAGAACTTTAGCAATACAGGAACAAAATCAGTTTGCTCAAAAGAATCAGATACTTGCGGACGCTAACGCTCGTGCTTTGAGAACTAGTCAAGATTTTGATAGACAAGAACAGCAATTAATGCAAAATGCTCAAGGACAATTTGGAGGTGGATTAACCCAAAGTCTAAATAATTTAAGACGTGAAAGAAATCAAGCCGTGTCTGCTATTGCCTTAGAACAGGCAGTTGCTCTTGGAAATGTCAACGCCGCCAAAGATACTATAAAAATGCAAGTTGACGCAGAATTTGAACCATTAAAAAACCAAATTGCAGCAAAGAGAGATTGGTTTCAGCTATACAATGATGATTTGTCTACAAGCGAAAGAATTACACTTGAAAATCAGATGAAGAAAGATACAGATAAATATAATGCAGGTGTAAAAAACGCTACTTTGGCTAAAGGTGCAGAAACATATCAGAAATTTGTTGACGCAGGTACAATGGATATTAAAGATGTACCAAATGAATACATCGCCTATATGTCCCCAGTAGCTAAACAAAAATATACAGAAGAAACAATCCAACCTATTCTAGATAAATCTAATTTGATTGATTCAGTGTTAAATAATCCAGCATTAAAAGGTTCGGTAGGAACTAATCCATTTGCGAGAATGGGAGGTTTTGGTTTAGATAAGTTTACAGGAAACCAACAAAACTTTATTGCTAGTGTGAGCCAATTAGTTCAAAAGGAAACTCTTGACACTATATTAAACTTAAAGAAAGGAGGTGGAACACTTGGAGCATTGTCAGACCCAGAAAGAATTGCATTGCAACAGGCAGCAACAAAGATTGGAAATTGGGAGATGAAAGATTCAAATGGAAAAGTTACAGGTTACAATGTAGCAGAGAAAGACTTTAAAGATGAACTAATAAAAATACAAAGTCTAGCTGACAAAGCTTTACTAAGAGCCGATATAATTCCAGTAGAAAAGAAAGTAGAAATCCTAACCAAGCAAATCTCAAGAGATAATCCAAGTTTCTCACTAGATGATGTAAAAAGTGCGGTTAATCTGGCACTTCCAACATATACCAAACAATCTTTTAACAAGGCTGGAAACGCCACAGCTTCCAATATAGCAGACGCTATAAAGACAGTAGAGAGTCAGGGAAATTATAACGCTCGTGGTCCAGTAGTCACATCAGGAGCTTATAAAGGAGAGCGTGCATTGGGAGCTTATCAAGTAATGCCGTCGAACTTGCCGTCATGGTCAAAAGAAGCACTAGGACGTTCTGTATCTGAACAAGAATTTTTAAGTAATCCAAGTCTTCAAGACCAGATTGTAAAATCAAGATTTGAAAATCTATTAAAACAATACTCCCCAGAAGACGTAGCGTCAATTTGGTTTAGTGGTAGACCTTTAGCCAAAAATAACGCAAAAGATGTTACAGGCACATCAGTACCAGAATACGTTAGAAAAGTAATGAATAATTTAACCGCATAATATGGCATTAACAGAACAACAAAAACAACAGATTCTTTCAAAGTACGGAAACAATAATTCTTCTGTATCAGATACTCAAGCAACAGACGCAATAGTTGAAAATACTTTTAATTCTATTAAAGGTCAGACTTCCGAAACAAAGCCGTCTTTCCTTTCTAGGGTTAATACTGATTTAAAGAAAAGAGCAGGTGATATTGTAAATAGCTTTAAAAAAGAGGTAACATCAACGGCTACACCGCTTGGACTTGGTAGACTTGGATTAAGGACAGCTGGTGCAGTAGCAGGTACGGTCACAGATATTGCAGGTGAAGCTGTTAAAAGTGTAGCTGATACAACAGGAGTCACACAAGCCCTCAAGCCAGTAGGTTTGGCTCTACTTGATACATCACTTGGCAAGGCAGGTTTAGAAGCTGTAAAAGGTGGCGTAGAGTCTTACAACGCATTTAAACAAGCTAATCCTGATACAGCAAACGCTTTGGAAGATGTATTAAATATAGCTTCTTTGATTCCGATTGGTGCAGGTGCAAAAGTAGTTGGAAATACTACCGTCGATGTTGGTAAGAAAATTGCAACTGGTATAGGAGGTGCAGGAACAGGTATTAGAAATTTAACAAAAGGGGTTGGAAATGTAGTAGGCTCAACAGCCGAAGGGTTATCAAGAATACCATCAAGAATTTCTACAAACATTGCAGAGAAACAAGCTACACGAGAAACTATTGCTAAACTACCAACTAAGATTGCTCAACGTGCTGTTCAAGATGGTATTGATTTGCCAGATGTTAAATATCTATATCAAATACCAAAAGACCAAAAAGCTCCGTTAAGAAAACTACTTAAAGTAACGCAAGAATTTGAAAGTGGAGCAAGTAAAACTAATCCAATTGAAATTGTTGGAAAGCCAATAACAAATAGAATTAAGGAACTGGAAAGTGCTAGAGGTACAATTGGACAGAAGCTTGGACAGATTGCAGATACTTTAGGTAGTGTGTCAACAAAAGAAGTATATCCAAGCGTGTTCGGCGAACTTCAAAAAGTTAATGGGCTAAATGGCTTGAAAGTAAACAATAAGGGTATATTAGATTTTTCTGATACAGTGTTGACGACAGCAGAAACAAAGGCAGATAGAAAAGCAATACAAAGTATATTTAACTCTGCGGTTAAAAACGGTACAGGAAAACAAAAACACTTATTAAGGCAAGAACTGTTTGAATCTCTAGGTGGAAAAAAGAAGTCTTTAACCCAACTAACCGATACCCAAGAGAAGGCATATGAAGCTATTAGAAAAGGATTATCTAATGTACTTGATACTAAAAATGCAGATTATAAAAAATTAAATAAACAATATGCTACCGTATCACAACCTCTAGCAGACATTAGAAAGTATATGAAGAATATACCAGACGCAACAGAGGATATTTTGGATATGCAAGCTGGGCTACTCGCTAGAAGATTAACAAGTCTTGCTAAATCAAATCCTGAAATTAGAGCCACCCTACAATCCATGGATAAGGCAACAGCTATAAAAGGAAAAACTAGATTGAATATAGAAAATCTACAAGATTTCTATAATATACTAGATAAATATTATGATATAGCTGGCAAAACTAGTTTTCAAGGACAAACCACAGCGGCAATTGAAAAAGTTAGTGGAGTAAAGGATTTTATATCGCAGACAGTTGGAGAGCTTGCAGGTAGAACAGACGCTGTAAAACGCAAGGCGATTGAAGACGCTTTAATGGAAGCTTTGAAGTAATTATGCTGTCCAACCAATACAGAATAATAAAAACAGTATAACAATTACGAACAATATTATAAACATACCAATATTATACACTAAATGGAAGAAAAACTATCTAAACTAAAACGAGTAGCAAAAATCCTTGATAAAGTAGAACAAGGAAGCGAGGGTATAACAGAACTTATACTTGATTTAGAAGATGGTTTAGAATCTAAGATAAAAGAGATTAAAGATATTGCAGAAACTACTAAAAAGGAAAAAGGCGAGGAAGGAGAAAAAGGAGAGTCAGGTCGGAATCCTCTCACAGTTAGCAAAACAGAGCCAATTAACCCACAAATAGGAGATTTATGGTACAAAAATTAACACAAAACAGAATTAGCTTCTTCCAACCACTTTTTACGAAGCCTTTTACTTTTTTCGTTGCTACATATAGAACAATATCTTTGTTTGCCATATCTTTTATCAAGAGGGTGTCCATATTTGCAATGAGTTTTTGCCCTATTAATTGCCCCAACAGACAAAGAATTACTCATAGTATTTTCTGTTTTTGTAACCAATCTAAGATGTTTAGGATTAACACAGTCTCTATTCCGACATATATGGTCTACTACCAAATCTTTAGGAATATCTCCATGTTCAAGAAAATAACTAACTCTATGTGCCTTTCTATTCTTTTTTCTAAAGTAAAATGTGCCATAACCATCTTTATCAAGATAGCCTATCCATTTAAAACAGCCATCAATTATTTTATAAAAACTTTCAAATCTTTGTTTTTCCATGCTATTCATTATACACCATTAAGAACATTAACACAAACATATGCCTAATCTATATCAATATAACGGAAAAGAATGGGTTGAAATATCCAAAAATGGTAGTGATTATATTTTGACTGAAAATGACAAAAAGGAAATTGCAAAAACTATTAAAGTACCTATTGTTGAAAAGATAATAGAAAAAACAGAAGTCATGGTTGAACAACCTATTGTAACTGAAATTACAAAAGAGATTGAGAACAAAGATACAGGAGAGCAAATCATAACTAAGATTAACGAAGATAAAACATCTCTTATTAAAGTTGAAAAGATTGATGGGCTAGCTAAAGACATTAAAGAGTTAAAAGAACGTCAACCAATTACGAATATAATACATGAGGGTGGTGGAAGTTCAGGACTAGAACGTGTTAATAGTAAGCAAGGTGTATCAACTATTGATTTTGGCACAAATTTAACTGTCACAAACACAGCAAATGGTGTACGAGTTGACGCAGATAATCAATTAAATAATTCACCCTCGGGAGGAGTTAAGTCTTGGTTCTTTACTAAAGACGCTTCTGATGTAGGTGGAATGTACGTTGCAACAACAACACTTCCTACGAACCCAGTACAAACTATAATCCACACAGCAACCGACGGCGAATCAACTGTCGCAGAGTTTATAACACCGCTTGCAACTCCAACATATAGAGTTACAGAGGGTTCAAGATTCTTTTACTTCACAGCAAAAGTATCAAATGTAGCAAAGGATGTTCAATTAAGAGGTGAGGTTTATACAACAGACTTAGCAGGAGGTAATCAGATTCTTTTAAGGTCTTCCACTTTAACTATTCCATTAACCTTAGTTGACGCAGAATATTCAACATCTGTTTATGGCGGTTCTTTGATTATAGATTCAACTACAACTAGAGTGATGTTTAAGGTAATTGCCATTAAACAAGCAGGTGGAGTTAATCCAACTGTTACTCTTTCAGTTGATGATGATACTTTCTCTCGTTTAGATGTTCCATCGCCTGTGGGAGTTACTGATGTGTCAGGACTTGTAAAACTAGACCAAACAACACCACAAACAGTTACTGGAGTTCCATTTTTTAGTACAGGAATAAAGATAGGGCAAGAACTTCACTTTGGTGATGGATATAATCTATATATTATTAACGACACTACCGATACGGTAGTAGCTACAATTGATGAAACAACAAACTGGTGGAGTATGCAAGGTCAGGTTGAAGCTTATGAGTTTTACGCTTCTGCTGGAGCGCCTTATGGATTCAACACCCCAAGTCCCGTATACTTTGGTTCTTCAATAACAACAAGCTATTTAAATGACCTATCAACATATACATCGGTTGATATTGACAACAGAATTTTAAAGTCAATGGATGGAGTAGCTGTAGATTCTTTAAATTGGTCAGACCCTACAAAAATGGTTATGGGTACACACCTAGATGGTGCTTCCGCTTATAGTATTAATAATATTTTGAGTGGAACATTTGGACTTTTAGATATCAGTGGCGATAGAGCGGGTGGAGTAATGACGGTAAACAGAACTCCAGCAACACCGACAAATGGAGCTTACGGAACTCAAAAAATAAAAGCAACTCACAGTGGAGATATGGGTGACGGTTTTGGAGTAGCACAAAGTTATATAATTCAAGATAATGCTGGTGTAGAGAATACAATAGGAAATATTCAGGTTGTACGGGCTGGTGCAGATAATACTGGTACAATGTATCTTGTTACATACTCGGCGGGTGTCCAAGTAATTAATCAAGTATTAACAGCCAATGGGGCTACTACTTTTAGTAAAGCCGTAGGTGTAAGTACACCAGACTCAACAGCAAATATCCAATTATATGACACAACATCATCAGCAGCAGGAGTTGGTGGAGGTATATCTTTCTTTGGTAATTACACAGGCACTTCTTCAACAGTTGGAGGAGGTATTAAATTATTAAAGTCAAATGCAACGGCTGGTAATTGGAGTTTTGATTTAGGATTCTACACTCGTTTAACTGGTGGTTCAAATACAGGATTAGCAATGAAGTTAACCGCAAATGGTAATATGCTACTCGGAGGGGCAACAACAGAAACAGGTAGATTGAATATTGATTATGTAGCAGGTGGAGCAACTACTTGGTTAGATTTAAAGACTGGTGGGGTAAGTAAAATGCAACTCCGATATTATGGTACTACGTCTTATGAGGAATTTGATTTTTATGCCCCTGGTTCAGTTGTAGGAATGAACTTTAAGACGGATGCTGGTGGTCTTAGAATTGTGCCATGGACTCTTAGTGGACAAGATGTTTTGTATTTTCAGTCAACCAATCAGGATTTTTCACTATCAGGAGGAGGTGGTGCTCCTGGGCGTAAGGTGTCTTTCCTATATGGTGAATCTTACTTCTCAGGTAAAGCAGTTATTGGTGCTCCAAATTTAACAACATTACAATTAAACGTTGGTAATTCTTTTGCAGTAAGTAATGCAAGTAGTTGTGTTTTATTCCTTAACTTTTCAGGAAAAAACTACATTCAATCAGGATTGACTGGTGCAGGTGGTGGAGAAGTAGCTCCGATGATATTCTCTGGCTCACAAGGCTATCCAGAATTATTCTACTTAGATAGTACAAAAACATATACTCCTCAAGACTTTGCTGTTGGACACACAACACCTTCGGCAAGTATTCACGCTATAAAGACAACAGAACAATTACGACTAGGTTATAACACTACAAACTACTTCTCAACCACGGTCGGTTCAACAGGAAGCACAACATTTGCATTAACTGGAACAACTCCAACGTTTACGTTTAGTCAGGCTATGACTAACAGTGTGTCAGTTACAAGCCCAGCTATTAAACTTACTTCCAGCACTCCAACAATAATGTCAGGAGATGTTAATAATTATGATTTAGGAAACAAATCATTTATAAGGTTAAGTGGGGGTGCAGCCGATAGAATTGTTACTGGAATTGTTGCACAAACTGATGGACATGTTTTGTTTATTACAAACATTGGTACAACTAACAAAATATCATTTGCAAATGAAAGTGCTTCAAGTACGGCAGCAAACAGAATTATGACAACAGTAGCAGGTACTGTTGAAATTCCACCAGCCCATAGTATTCAGCTTATTTATGACGCTACAACGGCTAGATGGAGAGAATTATCACACTTATAACAATAAAAATATGAATACAATAACAAAAATAGACGACACAACAATAGAAATTGTAACACCTCAACCTGACAAGGTTGAAAGGACTACATTAGATTGGCTTAAGGTTGAGAAAGATTCACTCGTACATCAAAGAGATGCAATCAATGAAAAAATAGAGGAGCTAAACATAAAGATTGTTGAAGCTAGGAGATTGGGTGCAAAAACATTAGTAGAAGTTCAAAAAATAGTAATTGAAGAGCCTATGCAAGTAGATGAAAAATTGGTATAATACATCTATTATCAGTTAATTTAAAATATATGTTAGATATAACAAAAGAAGAAGCACAGGGAATACTTATGTTAATAAACCGAGTATCGGTGAATGGACAAGAAGTGGAGTCAGTAGCTTATCTAAAAAATAAACTAAAAGTTTTTATTGAAGCACCAATAACCCCAACTCAAAATGCAAAGCCCGAAGTACCAGCTAAATAAGCAAGACGGTCTAAAGATTCTAAAAGGAGCAGGATATGCCCTAGGAGGTGCTTTATGTACTTATCTATTATCAGAAATACCAAACGTGGATTTCGGACAATACACAGCAGTTGTAGTGTCAGTTATGTCTATATTATTAAACGCAGGTGTTAAGTTCTTTAAAGGAGAGTAATATGAACAAGGATTTACCATCTATGCTTTTAGACAAAGTAATTAAAATCGGTGAAGACGTGAGTAGTATTAAGACTACCATAAACGAACACGACAGAATCTTCAAAGATATTAAAGACACTCTAGTAACCATAGATAGTAAACACAATCAGGACTATTTACAGTATATAGCAACCAAAGAGGAGTTAAAAAAGAAAGTAGAGCCTATGTGGGACGATTTTATGTACAGAAAGGATAGCACGTTAGACACTAAGAAGAATCTTAAACGTCTTTTTTTTTCAGTAGTACAGTGGGTTCTGATAACTGGCATGGCAATTATGCTTGGCTACCACGAATTGAAAACAAAATAGCTAAGTTTCCACTCGAGAAAGGGACTAAGGCTTTGGCTAGGGGGATTGGTCAATATCCTAGCGACACTCAAGTGAAATGCTTGTTATGACCCAACAGACCAACACTTAGCAATAAGAGATTTGTTGACTGGGGCGATGGTGTGAGTATTATAATTTTGAATCTTATAATGCGACCTCACATCATCACCTTAACCAATAAATAATATGGACTTATCAAAACGCACAGGAGCAATTGTATCAAGAATAGAACCAAGTATGGACTACATACTAGGCTCTGCAACACAACCTTTTGATTGGGAGAAAGGATTTAAATGTTCGTACATTCCAAAGGCTAAAGACCAGAAAATCTCATCAGCTTGTGGGGGTTATGCTTGCTCAACTTTAAAAGAAATCAAAGACCAAAAACATGAGGTAAAGTCCCCTAAGTTTATTTACTCACAAACTCATGCCTTAGGTGGTGGTACATCAGTTTATGCTCTAGGAAACCACTTAATTAAAAAGGGTGCTTGCAGTGAATCAATCTGTCCGTCAGAGCCTGCCACAGAGCCGAATTTGACTCGTAGCAGTGATATAACAGAGGAAATGATAAATGATGGCTTGAAAGACTTATCACTCGCATACGCCCAATTAAAGACCTTTAAGGATATAGACGCAGTTGCTTGTGCAATTCGTGATAATGACGGTTGTATACTAGGAATTTATGGAAAGAATAACGGAACTTGGAGAAGTGAATATGTCTTACCGCCTTTGTCTACTGACACAGATAAATTTGCTCACTGGGTCTGCGGTGTTGAAGCAGGAATGTACCGAGGTAGAAAGGCTATTAGATTTATGAACTCATGGGGATATTACACTGGATTTGAGGGTTTACAGTGGATAGATGAGAACTTCTTTACATCAGGCAACATTTGGTGCGTGTGGACTGTAACTGAAAAGGAAAATGTAATCGTGCCAGAGTTTAAATATAAGTGGAATAAGAATCTTAAAAAAGGCGACTCAAATACTGATGTCAAAGCACTTCAAAAGGCTCTTAAATTAGAAGGGTTTTTTAACCAAACTCCAACAGGATATTTTGGTGATGTAACCTTTAAGGCTGTCTGTGATTATCAAGACAAATATCTAGGCTTTCATACTGGAAATGTATTTGAAAAGACTAGAGCAATATTAAACAAAAAATATGAATGAATACGATAAAAATCTAAAAAACAAAGAATACGAAACTACTGTACCAAAGATGGAGATAGAGGGTTGGTTTTGGTCTTTAGTAATTGGCATGTTATTACTTGCTCTTTTTCTATCAGCTTTTGGATTCTTTTATTTTATATCTTGGGTTATAGAGAAGATATTTTAATTGAAAAAAAGTTTATTTTAGTGTAAAATAGTATCAGACTTTCAACCGCAATACTTATCCTTGTTTGGCTTTCTAGTCCAAAGTAATGTGATTGAGAATAGATGATGGTAAATTAGTTTAACGGGAAAACACTCTTCTGTACCCGAAAGGGGAACAAGATAGACTGACAGTTCGACTCTGTTATTTACCACCACCTATCCTTAATCATAAACAGGCAAGCACGCAGTACTCCACATTAAAGGCTTATAAAATACTTAACACAAATCGCTGTTAATTTACTTCTACTTTTAATAATAGTAGCACCAAGAGAAACAGCACCAAGTCAATATGTACCGCCACCAGTCCCAAAATACCAAGTCCTTAGTTTTACATCTTCGAAAGCCGAACTCAAAGAAGCTGTCATCGAGGAGTTTGGTACTGAGATGGCGAGAATCGTCGATTGCGAAAGCGGATATAACGTCAAAGCAGTCAATATAAACAAAGATAAGAAAAAGTCTACGGATAAAACTATTTTCCAAATAAATAGTACACACCGTAAGATGATAACAGAAATGGGGTATGATTATGACACTCTAACCGTCCCACAATCTTTTGAAGTTGCTCGTGAAATATTAAAACGGCAAGGCAAGCGGGCATGGGTCTGCTATCGTAAAATTACAAAGACCTCCTAGCGGGGTTTTTTGTTTATTAAAAGTTGAAAAAATGTTAAAATAGAGTACGGAGATGAAAACCAAAATCAGAGTATCATTGGAACTATCAGTCATTGTACTGCTAGCATTTGTTCTATTTAGAAACACCATACCCACAGAAAGGAAACACAAGACATGAGCCGAGTAAGAATCCGTAGGACAAACCTACACCACAGAAAGAGTCGTTCTCGCACAGGTGGAGTAAAATTCAACGGCGAGATTAACGGAGTCCCAAACGTACAACTTGTGGATTACAAACGTCATCAAGCATTTCACTGCTTGTTTCAGGACACACACCCCAAAGCAATCGCTCGTGAATTGAACCAATATTGGTGTGACCCAGAATATGAGATTGTCGCAGTCTTTAAAAGGAGAACACCATGACGGGCTTCATCATAACAATAACATGGATGATTATATGGGCTTCAATTTGCCTTATCATCCTTCACATCTAACCAAGTCCCTCATCTGAAATATGGTGGGGGCAATTTATCCCAAAAGAAAAAACCCGTTAGGGTCTTTCTTGCAAGGTTATCGTTGAAGTCTTCAATAAAAACGGCTGTAATATAAAAAAATTAAATGTTCCCTTTTATTTGGTTTTGAATTTACGCATAACCGAGGTAATTATATTATAAATCTATTTCTTATTTAATTCAAGCCACAACAATGCAACTGCTTCTTCTTGTGTTCTAGCCCATTGGCTTTTTACTTTTGAATAATGTTGATTTGGTTTTGCTTGCCACTTCATACCCTCACCTCTCTTTTTAATATTCTTAGGGTCTTCAACACAGTTGTGATGTAAGACTAAAGCTCTAAACTTTTCGCCGCATGCTTCAATAAGTTCTGATAAGATAGGTGGTACAAACCCATCTTTATCTGGATATTCTTCAATCGTTGAATAATGTTTACTCCAAAAGTCCATATCCTTTAATTGTTTTGCTAGTTTTTTGTTCATTTTTTTCCTTTAGGTTTCCAAGTGTAGTCATAAACATCTATATATTTATACTTTCTAACGCTGAAGAATTTATCCTCCATAGTTAGTACACCCTTGTTTTTACTTAATAATGTTAGTACATCGTACCCTTTTACAAGTACAGAACCACGCTGCAATCTACTATAATTTTGTAGTGATAACCTACGCTGTCCTCGTCTTAATGTCCTTGACTTTAGTATCACTTCTTTAGCCATATAACAGTTCTGACAGACATGGAAGCAGCTTAGATTAATAGTCCAGCATCCGTCGCAGATGTACGAGCCTATCTTTTTGTATAATTCTGTTTCGTTCATATTTCTTTTGTTTCAAGAATTACCTCTCGTGGGTCAAATACCACATTAGGATGTGAGGGGAATATCACGCCATAGTTATGCTCTCCGAAGTAGTCATCCATCCATTCTGCGTATTCCCATGTTTGATATTCGGGGTGTTTAGTTAGTTTTTTCATGTTATTCAAGATTCTTAATGTCTTGTAATAGTTCTCTTAAAATCTCGCCTGATATGTTTGGCATCAGTATAGCTAGGGTTTCTAGTATTTTTTTTAGTTTTTCAGTTTCCATATTTTTTAGTTTTTATTAATTCTAATACGACGGTTGTGTTGTTATCCTCTAAGCGGATATACTCTAATGTGTATCCTTTTGGAATCTTAACCACTATTTCTTTTCGTTTAACATCCTTATTTATTGGTGCTTGTGATATTAGTATTGCCATCTTTTTTAGTTTTTATTATTTGTAATACCTGATTTAAACCCTCGTCTATGCCTATCTCAATATAGGTAAGTTTTTTACCAGTAAATAGCTTTATTTTTTCTCTTATCTCCCTCTCAATTTCTTCATATGCTTCCCTCTTTGTTTCTTGAATTGCTTTTAATATCGCTATTTTTAGATTTGTAGAATCAACGTAAGTATAATCATCTCCTCCTGTTATTGTCCTAACATGTATTTGGAAGTCCATTATTGCTCCGTCAACATCTCTCATGTCTGTCAAACTATTTGGTGTGTTAGACATGTTAGTTTTCAATATAGCTATTAATACAGTAAAATATCTCATCATCAGTATCAGGCAAATGCATCCATCCAGCACACATTGAATCAGAATATTTTTGCCATAATACCTCGCAGTCACCCAAAGAAGCTTCATAGTCATAGGCTTTTAATACTTGTTGTATTTTTCTGCAATCTTCTGGGTATCTTGTAACATTTATTTCTATTTTTTTCATATATTTATTTTAAGGTTAATAAGTCATTGTTAAGCTTGGAGAGTAGATTATCTACTACGGCATTGTTACCCTTAGTGAAGTTTTCTAGTACTCCTCCGTCATTTGGCGACCAAAAGCAAACTCGTTCAAACTCTATTTGCTCTTTTAGATTCTCCACTATCTCTCTAGCGTTTTGGAGCATGAGGGATTTTAATTCCTGTTTTAGTGTGTCAAAAGTTGGGTCATTTCCATATAATTTGTCTACTCGCTCCTGTTGTTTTTGGATTAAATCGTTCATATTATTTTTCATTAATTTCTTCAATATAAAAGTCAACTCGCTTTGTTATGTACCAGTCAGTTGTGTATTTTTCAGCTGATAAACATTCTGCTAGAGTATCGTATCCTGTAAATGAGTATCCTCCTTCACCATTAAATATCCATAACTGATATTGTTTTTTAAATATATGTTTTTCCATATTATTTAGTTAAATCTTTTTTTAAGTTCTCAATAATCGCTTCATGCTTTCTAATCTGTGTAGTTATGGTTAAGTTTTTCAATTCTTCTTCTGATAGACCTTGCACTATCTCCAATAACTCTCTGTTAAAAACATGTGAGCTTTTACCAAACACGACGTTCTCAACGTCACCATTTTTATCAACAAAGAAAGTTGGTATCCCGTACTCATCAATACATTTTTGTAATTGGTTTGTAAATGCGACTACCCAATTATCCTCAATATCTATGTTTATTTTTATTTCTTTCATATACTCTATTCAATTACCTTAACCTTAATAATGCGACCTACTTTAAGTGTTGGGGACATGTTAGTTGAGTAAATCTGATAGTCTTTTTAAAACATCTTCTGATGTATGTCCGTCAAACTTTGGTGCTTTTTTAAGAGTCTGTGCAAATTCTGTTTCTTCCCACTTTTCATTTGGAAGATGATATGTGATTTGTTTTCCTTTTCTATCGTCTATTCCTAAAATAAACCAACCATCATAATTAGAACCATCACTGTGAAGTTGAGAACGCCACACTAACATATCCCCTGCTATTTTTTCTGGTACATGATTTCTTTCATCACCGTAATATCTATTTCTTTGAATTGATTTACATAGAGCAATATATAAAGCAATTCTATGCTCATATAATTCATCAAAAGTATGGTAGCCATCTGAAATCTCAACTGTGTCTGCTATGTCTTTTAAATTTAATCCTATTTTTTTCATATATTATTTTATATTATTTATTGTCGCTTGATAAATCTTACCTTCTTTTGTTGTAATTTCCACTTCACTACCTACTGCTAGTTCTTCTTTAACTTCTTTGTAGAGGGGGTCTAGGGCTTGGATTTGAGATTTATCTATTTTCCATTCAACTTGAGTATTTTTTACAAATAATTGGTATCTTCCGTCATACCAAATATAGTCATATACTTCATACCAATATTCTTCAAATTGAATTTTGTCTTGTAAGCACACATTAACTCCCTCATACATCACTGGTGTAGCTATTTGAACATCGGAGAGGTTGAAAGTATAGCCATTTACAATTAATACTTTTTCTTCATAATTAATTGCCGTGACTTCGTATATTTTACCCATTAGCTTCTTTACAGTTTCTGTATCTTCAATATACGAGCTCCCCACCACCTTAACCATCACTTTGTTTTTATATTCTTTTGGTGTCATGTTAATAGTATTGTATTATTTCAATAAATTTTCCGTTCCATTCTGTTTTTCCCTTTCTTAGCCAAAAAACATTTGCCATTTCTCCGTTGATAAAAAAGAATTCAATATCTCCTTCTTTTTCAGAGTTCACCCATTCTCCACAAGCGTAAAAACTTTTAACTATTTTCATTATCTTGGTATTGTTAAAAAGCTAATAAGCAGTTCCCCTAATAGGATTCCTATAAAAGAACCTACGAAACTTCCTAATATTGTGGCTATAAGTCTTTCAGTAAATTGATTCATATTGTTGTAGTAAAAAGCTAATAATCATTACTAGTCCGATAAATACTACAAAGGCTGTTAGAAAGTTCCACGCCTTATCTTCTCTTGCTAGCTTTCTATTCTTCTCTATTTGCTCGCCTAATGTAGAGCAACCGAGTTGTGATATGTTTGTGTTTTTCATGTTTATTTATGGTTGATTTTATAATGTCTATTACCCCAAGTATCTGTTTTTAAGTGACATGGTTTACATAATGTTCTACCGTTATCTATCGCAAATCGTAATTCTGGATAATATGCAAATGGTTTTATATGGTCTGCCTGTATTTTACCTCCAACTTGCCCACACCATATACAAGTAAAGTTATCTCTTTTAAAAACCGATTCTCTCCATAGTCTATATTCTAAACTTACTCTTATTCTTATATTATCTTTAGTAATTCCTCCTTTGTAGTTATTATGTAATCCATCAGATACTCGTTTCTTTCCAATTTCACTTAACTTTTTTCTAGTTTCTATTGAAGTTACTTTTCCTTTCACATAACTTAATAATCTAGCTCTTTCTTTTTCTGATGCAGGACCTCTCTTTCTACCAGTCCAATAAAGTCTAAGTTTTTCTTTTGTCTTTTCAGTAAGTTTTTTACCAGTATGTGAATCTCTTAATTTTTGGATTTGTTCTGGAGTCATTAATTTACCAAAATTTGCTTTCCTTATCTTGTCCTTAGTTTCTTCGGACATTCTTGGTTTATTATTCCAGTAAAGTCTTAGTTTCGCCTTTTGTTCATCTGACATCTTTCTGCCTTTAAGTGTTCTACTAATCTTTAACTTTATCTTTTCAGAAACAAATTTTCCTTTTAGTGCTAAACACCTTTTCTTTATATGTTCTTCTGATTGTTTTACGCCTTTTGTCGCCATATCTTTTCTAGCGATTATTAAAGTCTGTTAAAGTATCACTAGCACCACTAAAATCTCCTACATCTCCACTTGATTCATCTCCTTCTTCTTGTGATTCTCTTTGTAGCTTTTGAAGTAGTAGTAATTCGTCACGACCTTTTTTCCATTGAATCTTTGCATAGTCATTTGCCATAGCAATATATTCTTCTCTCATTAAATTATTATCTAGCCAATCCTCAAAGTTTTCTTTTGCGTCATCATTCAATACTCCGTCTGTTTGATTCTCAAATTGTTTGTATAGGTAATCTTGAAATGTCATATTGGTTTAGTTAAATGCTAGTGCTAATAATGTTGCATATGAGATTATAGCTAATACTATTGCAAATCCTGCTAACCAAGTCCCGAAGTTATAATCTGACTTTTCCTTTCTAAATGCTAAATTGTTTATTTCGCCTACGTTGTTTTTGTTCATATATTTAATATTAATTGATTAATATACTTAGTATATACTTGTCTAACAGACAAGTCAACTGCCTATAAACTAACATGTGGAAAACTCAATTTTATCTTTAATCTTAGCCTTTAATACTAGTAAGACATATTGCTTTGAACACCCTACATCTTGTGCAATTTGTACCGTATTATAACGTGGGTGTTTCTTTCTTGTCTTTAGTATTAACTTCTGTTTATCTGTTAGTTTTTTCATATTCTTCTACTTTTAATTTATAATAGTTAATCTTTTCTTGATACCAAATTGCGTCTAACTTAACTGGTCTCCATCTTTCCTTTTCTAGTTCTTGTACAATTCCTTTGCCGTATTTTAATTCTAGTCTAACTGCGTATGTTGCTGGCTGTCCGCCGTATAGCATGTTGCAAGCGTAGCACTGACAATTATTATTTCGTTCGTCATATCTTGTTGATAAATACTGACGAGGGTTGAAGTGTCCGTTTTGCATATGCTTGGGGTCATTCTTGTTGGGGCAAGTAAAACATTGCCCATTATCTCTGTACCGTATAAACCTACTGAAAATCTGGTCGAGTTCTTTTTTCCATTTGGCTAAACTTTTAACTTTTGTTTTAAGTTTCATTTTATATATCCACCGTTATTAATAATCTCATCTGTGAAGCCTGAAGCGTTAGGAAATGGAATATCTACGCCACGACTTCCCAAAGCTCTGTTAAACTCCTCCCAACAACCTTGTAGTTCTGTTGTGGTTAAATCTGCTGTACTTACCTTGCCATACTTTGCTTTACCTATTGCTCTGAAAACATCTTTAACACTTTGTTGGGTTACATCTATTTCAAAATCTTTTAAGAAGTTAGACATTCCAATACCTGCATTGTTAAGTTCACGAGCAACCTCTAAAAAGTAAATATGGCAAGCCTTGTTTTGTTGAAGTGTTCTTTGTTTAGGAGTTAGTGGTTTCATAAATATTTCCAATTACTTCATAAGTTCTATAATGTAATCCCATAAAACTTTCCTTGAAATCAAATTTAGCTTCTGCTTCATTCCATATTATTATTTTTGGTTCTGAATTACATACATCTCCATATGTTCTACTATTATACTTTACTATATCCCCCTCATAAATCTCTACACCATTTTTATCTTTGAGTCCTGTGTATTGCATAATTTCTAAATCACACAAAGGTGTTGAATATTTATAAAAGCCGTCTATTCCACATAAATCTATACCATCTTCACTATGAGATTCTAAATCAAAATACCCTATATATTTTCTTTTTTTATCCCACGCTCTAAATTTAATTTCACGCATATTATTGTTGTATATATTTATAAATAAAATTCTTACTCTTACGACCATTTACTACCTCATAATCCCCGATTATATTGAATCCTTGTTCTCGGATTGAGTGTATAACCGCCCCAAGTCGCCATATTCCATTAAATATCGCCCACTTGTTTGAAACTTCACCCTCTCTTATTAGCTTTTCTAGGACTATATCTTGTTGTGTTTTCATTTTATTTGTTTATAATTTTTTGTAAATCCAAACATTCTTTATGACTTCTCGTCTTAGTTCCATAAACCCTATAACCATCAAATTTAACAATACTTTGAACAACAATTCTATTTTTCTTACAAAGTGCCTTTATTTCATCTTCAACTGTAATATATCCCATTGGTAAATATCCTTTTTGCCTTTCAAAGGTAAAGGCTTTGTCCATTGTGTATATTTTATCTTTTTTTGTTGTCATTTTAGTTTGTTGTTTTATAAGGTTAATTTAGCCCTAAATATACAATGAGTCGTCTGATATGGCAAAGTACGCTGTACGGGGCAAATAGGTGGCAATTAGAAGGGAATAGAATCCACAGCAATAGCCTTTTCTCCATTGAATCCGCCACTTGTTGTATCTTTTTGTTCAAATTGAATACCGCTACCAATGTAAATAGTTTGGTCATCTTTATTTTCTTTAGGCAAACTAGCAAAGTGAGTTTTTAGCATTCTCCAGTTTTCACCTTCCTTGATAAATGTTTTTTCTTTTAAATCCTGTAATTCAAAAGTAAAGTTTTTTTCTATAATTGTTTGACCTAGCTTATTTTCATAAGTTCTTTCTACTAGTTTATCTTTTGGTATTTTTAATACGTTGATTGTTATTATTGTTTTCATAGTTAAAATGGTAAATCATCGTCATCAGATGATTCTGTATTAGTTTGTTTAATTGTTTTTACTTTTCTCATTTCGTCCGCACTTGCAATTCCGTCTAGTAATCCAATGTTTGCAAATCCTAATGCTCTACCAACAGCAGAAGTTTCAGCAACCTCTAAAGCTACACCTCCCATCATTCCTTTTCCATATTCTGATTGTGAATGACCTGTAAATGTTTTTCCTTTAAAAGTTACTGTGGCTTTTACTGAAACTCTATCGCCAAACTCTACAACCTCTGTGGTGATTGAAACATCTTTATCAAGGTTGTGTGCTTCTTTTACTCTCTCAACTACTGGAACATACTCACGACCCTTAATATTAATTGTTTTCATTTAATTTTGTTCGGTTAATAAATTGATAACTTCAAACGGTGTTTCTATTTCTAATTTACTTTTCTCTTGGATTCTCTTGTGTCCATAAGCAAACAAACTTTCTATTGTTGGAAACATCTTGTTGAACTTTAGAGCAGTTTGTTCTATCGCCCAACCACACTCGCAACTGTGACGTGAATACTCGGTGTCTTTGATGTATCCGTCTTCATCACATTTGTTACATTTTGGCTTGATACTATCCTCTTGTATTTCTTGTGCGTTCATATATTTATTATTAATTGCTAATATCTATATTCTATACTTGTCCGATAGACAAGTCAAGCATACTTTAAATAAACCTGTGGAAAACTTTTAAGCCTTCATTACCAATATATAAAACATATTCCTATGTTCGGTCATACCAGATTTTGTAAGTGTATTAACAGTATAGCTTGTTATATGCCCTGCTAAATCCCAACCTTCATTTAGTGCATGTCCTATTTTATTTTCTAAACCGTCTAGGGTGTTAGCCATTAATATTTGTACGCTCATTGTTTTAATTTAATCTTTTAAAGAAGTTACCTAATTCATTTGCCATATCCTCAACTTGTTTATTTACTTCGCTACTTGGAATAGGAAGTCCTTTAGCTTCTCTTGTTGCAAGTTCAATCATGTTGCGACTCTCATCTACTCGCTTAGAGCCGATGTAATCGTAATCCTCGCCAGTTAATTTATAATCACGGTTGTATCCCATTTCCCGATTGTAGTCTGGAAGCACTGAGATGATTGAGTTACCAGCAATTGAGCCTTCTTTGAAGACTGCTACTTTACCAGTTACTTGTGCAACCAAAGCCGACTTTAATTCAGTTTCATCTATTGAGATAAAATCATCATTTCCGAATCCAATTTTTACTTTAAAATATTTCATAGTTATTGTGCGAGTCCTCGCCCTTTAGTTTGTAATTGTTTTTGGTCAAATTTTCTTTTAGCCCAGTTAAGAAGTGTTGCATAGTGAGATTTGTATTTTTTACCACTTGAAGCGATGTAGGTATCTAACTCAAAAATTAAAACATCTACTCCAGTTTGTCCGAATAAGTCTACAAGTCTTTCATACTCTTCACTAGCTAAACTTACTTTTTTTAGTTCGCCGTACTGTATGTTATGTATATTCTTTTCTATTCTATTCTTATCTATTCTAGCGTTACTATCGTTACGTTGTGTTACGTTACTATCGTTACGTACTTTTGTCTTTATACTTAGCCCTTCCTTTAACTTTTCTCTATGTCTTTTTTGGCGTTCAGCGTTGCTTAAATTCTCTGTTTGTCGCCTATCAAAATTAGTTAATGTTACATCGTAACGTACAGCTTTGTTACTCTGCGTTACGCCCTGTGTTACGTTTGTTACGTCTATCTCTATCATTCTTAATTCTACAAATTTATCTAAGAAACCCTTTGTAGCAGACCACATTGGAGTGTCGTATTCTATGCCTGCTTGTTTCATTACCTCATCTTCATTCAAGAATAAAATCTTCCCGTCTTTGTCCTCAGAGTTGGCTAGACACATTAGTACTACCCAACACATCTTTTCCTCAACAGTTAAAATTCTCATTTTAGAGTCCGTCAAGAAATCCTGACCGTAAAATTTAAACCATTTCATATTTTTAATTGCCCTATGTTCCACTAACCTACCCCTTTTGCGAGTAAGTAAATTAGCAGAACATAAGACGCAAAAGTTATCTTAATAATTCCGACATCTCTATTTTATCACTTCCATAAGTAACTGCAAATAAGTTTTCCACATAAACAAAAAAGTCCTATTCGGACTTGATTGCTTTTAATGCTCTGTACTTCTCCCATCTAATCTTTGCTATTCTACTTGCCATTTCTTTACGTTCTTCTGCTGTCATTTTAAGTGATTTAGCTTTTCCACCGAGTGAGCCTAGAGCCTGTGCGTTTTTATTTTTCATATTACTTATTATCAACTATTAATGAGTCTTTGTTAATCTTTGAAACAGTCAAACCATTGTCTTTTAATATTTTAGCAATATCTTGTATTTTGTTTGTATTATATCCGACCTTGTTGCTATTCCACAATGAAACTTCAACACTTACAAAATTAGTTAAAATATTGATTCTTAAATTATCACTGTATTCTGACTTCTTTGTTTCAAAATCGGAAGTTATCCAATTTTCTTTAACTTCAACATTACCTCCATAAAAATTACTCATACCTTTGATTCTTCCATTTGCTCCCCATGAGCCTATCTTAATTCCATTCTTTTTTAAGATACTTCTAACTGTTGCTGGGTGGAGTGTTTGTACTTTCTTTGTTCTATTTATTGTTTGCATTTTAGTTTGTATAAGGTGTCTTAGTTGTTATCCTTACTCTTATAGTATATGCCTATCGCTATGCATAGTCAAGTAAAATACATGGTATATAAAAATTAAATGTGGAAAACTTTTCTGAGCCTTTATTTAAGCCATATAAAATAGGTAGTAAAAAAATGAGTTAAAAATGACATTTGAAATTAACGTAATTTAGTATATAATTAATATGTAAATGAAAACTTTAAAACTGGCGTGCGTAATAAGTAAAGTAAAGCCACAGATATTATTTAAAAATCTAATCCCTTTAAAGGATAAAGGAAATGTTAGGTTAATGAAAGGAGAAAAAATTGTACAAGTAGAAGTTAATGTGGTATCATAAAACTATGAAATATTTAATAACAATAGCTATCGTATTCGCAATATCCTATTCAATAGGTTACATGGCTTTTAAACCATCAACATCAGATGTGCCTTATTTTAGAAATGACGCACAGATGTACGATGTATATAATAAATAAACTATATGGAAGATGAGTTTGACGAGCTTGAGGAACAGCCAAATAACAAGCATAGTCCAGCTGATAGGATAAAACCTTGGATGTTTAAGAAAGGACAGTCAGGTAATCCTTCTGGTAGACCCAAAGGTTCTGTATCTTTAAAGGAATGGGCTAAGAATTATATTCAAACACTGACAGATGAGGAACGATTAGACTTTTTAGAGGGAATGAATAAAAAAGATGTTTGGGAAATGGCAGAAGGAAAAGCTAAACAGGATGTAGAAGCAAACATCACAGGTACGCTAGAAGTTAAAGAAATTAAATATATAATCCCTAATGGACATAACACTGACACCAACGCTTAAGCAACATGAAGCATATGAAGCTTTAAAAGATGATACATCTAAGTTTATTATCTTTGGGGGAGGAGCTGGAGGGGGTAAGTCATGGCTTATTTGTGAATGGTTACTAGTTAATTGTATTGCCTATCCTAATTCACGCTGGTTTATTGCTAGAAATGAATTAACACGTTTAATGTCATCGACCTATATTACTTTTACAAAGGTTGCTAATCATCACAAAGTAAAAGGCTGGTCTTTAAACGGACAGTATCACTACATAGAATTTGCTAATGGTTCTCGAATAGACTTGATTGACGCTAAGAAGAATCCGTCAGACCCTTTCTATGAGCGTCTAGGTTCAACTGAGTACACAGGTGGGGCGTTGGAAGAAGCAGGGGAAATAGACTTTACTGCTTTTGATGTTTTAAAATCTCGTGTAGGTAGACACTTAAATAAGGAATACAATATCAAACCTAAGATATTAATCACTTGTAACCCTAAGAAGAACTGGCTATATCATAATATTTATAAACCAAGTAGAGAAGGAACACTAAGCAAAGATTATTCATTCATTCAAGCGTTGTATAACGATAACCCTCACACAGCAGATTCATATGGCGACCAGCTATCCTCAATCATAGACAAGACAATGAAAGAGCGTTTAATGTTTGGTAACTGGGAGTATGAGAATGACCCTAGAGCTTTGATGTCATATGATAATATCCTAGACTTATTCACTAACACAGTTCAGCCAACTAAGAATGAAAAGTATGTCACAGTTGACGTGGCACGTTACGGAAACGATAAGAGTGTTATGTCTATCTGGGATGACTTTGTTTGTACGGACATATTTACATATCAGAAAACTGGTCTTGATTTCCTAGCAGAGGAGATTAAACGTATTTTACAAGAGCGTCATATTCCTTTTAGTAAGTGTATTATTGATGAGGATGGAGTAGGAGGTGGTGTACTTGACCATATACGAGGTGCTAAGGGGTTTATGGGTAACCGTGTACCTTTTCCTAACCGTTTTACTGGAAAGCCCGATAACTTCAATAACTTAAAATCACAATGTTCGTTTACCTTAGCAGACTTTGTGAACTCACATAAACTTGCTATCAGGATTCAAGACGAAACTATCAAACAGCAAATTATTGAGGAGTTTGAACAGATAAAAGCTAAAGATGAAGTAATTGAGGGCAAGCTTGCAATTGAGTCAAAAGATAAGATTAAGGAATTACTAGGCAGAAGTCCAGACGTTGCCGATTCTTTGATGATGAGAATGTATTTTGAGCTAGAACAACCAACTATCAACACAACAATTCAAGACCCTATATCAATTTTACTTGCTAGACGGCGATTAAACGGTAGTAACCAACAAATTGACAATACTTACTTATAAATCTGTGATATAATATTAGTAATGACAGAATATAATCACAATTTATTTGATATTAAAGGACAGCTAGATAAAGAGCTAGCAGACTTCTTTGATGAAAGCATTACAATTGGTGGCACAAAATATAAAACTAAAAAAGGCTATCAATTTAATCAGTTCAAAACTTTAAATCTTGTTGAGTATGTTGGAGCTTCTAAGTTTGAGAAAGGCGATAAGGACTCAGAGGGTAAGGATAAGATATATTTAAATAACTCGGTATTTAGAGCAGACATAGCGTCAAAACAAGTTGACGTTGATGTTAGTAACTTTGTATTTATCCCAGATGAGGACTCATCACATGTTGGTTGTATATTAACTCGTAAGAAATTCAAGAGATGGGCAAAGGAATACGGACTAGGAATCCAATTAAATGACATGGTAGAGAAGTATCCTTTTTATGGTTCTCTTGTACTAAAGAAGCGTGGCAAAGAGTTTGATATAGTTCCACTTGGAATGTTAAGAAACCAACAAGACGCTAAAGACTTGAATAGTGCGTCGTACGTTATCATTGAACACACTATGAAGGCATGGGAAGCTCAAGCAAAGCCTGATTGGGACTTGAGTGGTTTAGAGTTTGAATGGAATGATGACTTTACAGTTTATGAGAGATATGGTCGTGTACCTTTAAGATTCTTTGATAAGACAGCAGAAGATGATATTTCAGTTGATACAGTTTCATATATCGCAGTTGGTAAGGATTCAAAGACTAAGAAAGAAAATGCTTGTGTTCTATTTGTAGAGAAGATTACGTCAAGACCTTTTAAAGAAGTTCACTGGAAGAAGCGAGAAGGTCGTTGGTTGGGAGTTGGAGAGATTGAAAATAACTTTGAAAACCAAAAGGCTAGAAACGCAGTGTTTAACATGCGTATGCGTTCAACTCTTTGGAGTTCTAAAAACATATTTCAATCATCAGATGAAACAGTAGCTAAAAACCTAGTGTCAGAGGTTAGAGATGGTGATGTTATGACTGTTACTCAAGGGGGATTGATTAGTCAGGTAAATACAGCCAATAAGGCACTAGCAGACTACAACTCAACAGAAGAGATGATTGAAAGGAATGCAGACCAAAAGTCATTTACTTATGAGGTAGCGTCAGGTGAACAACTACAATCTGGTACACCATTTAGACTTGCAGTTCTTCTATCAAATTCAGTTGAATCACACTATGGACTTAAAAGAGAGAAATTAGTTTTAATGTTTAAGGAGTTTCTATATGACTTTATATTCCCAGACTTTGAAAATGAACTAAGAAAGGAAAGTATTGAACACATCACAGATAACGAGGAAGCCTTTGATGAGTTGATTGACATGGTTAAAGAAGTAAAGAAGTTTGAGTTTGTTAAAAAGACCTTGCTTGCTGGTAAGCCATATCCTACACAACAAGAGCTTGATACTTATGAGCAAGCATTCATTGAGAGAGGTAGATTTGATATTCAGATTTTAAGGGATGAAATGAAAGACTTAAAGTACTCGGTAGACATTATCGTTGATGGTGAGTCAGTAGACCTTAACAAGAAGATTGAAACTCTAACAAACCTATACACAGCCATGGCAACTAAGGGCGACCCTAGAGCTGATAAAATACTAGCAAACATCATTTCACTAACAGGAGAGCGTATGCCAAAGGCAACAGCACCAGCTGACGCACAGCAACTTATTAAAAAGATAGACGTAAATGGAGCGACAGCCCCAACACCAAATGCAAACAACATATAGAGAAAAATTAGAGATTCTAGCAGACTCACAAGGTGAAAGACTCCTTGAAGTGTTAGATGAAGTTAAAAATTATATTGCAGACGCTCGTAATGGTGACTATTCCGTTGAAGCTCGCAAGTGTGCGATTGCTAGTATTGACGAAAAGTTGTATAATATACTACGTCAGATATTAAATAAGCCTGAAAAACCAAAGGAAGACAAGTACTTTTCAGAAATGATTTAATACAAGGGGGTTGTGTATCCTATAAACACAAATTATTAGCTTGATAGTAAGCATATTCTATCAAATAAACGCTTGGTGGTAAGCATGTCCCACTACAAATAATGTCCGAACAAGACAATAGCTCACAAGATGGCATAAATCTTGAAATCACTGATGAGGAGATAGACGCTTTAGTCGCCGAAGACACAGAAGACAACTCAAACGAGTTAGACCCTGCTAAAGTCCAAGCCGAACTACAACGTAAAGACCAAATCATCAGACAACTTACTGCTAGAGCTAAATCAGCCGAAGCAAATAAGCACGTTGACAACAAAATTATAAAACCAGTCGAGAAACGTGACGACGGAATTAAGCAAACAGTGGAGCGTCTTGCTCTTGCAGAAGAGAAAAGACAATTTGGTTATGAGAATAACTTATCACCAGATGAAACTGATTTTATTTTTAAGCTTGACTCTAAACCTACAAAGGAGGTGTTAAACCAAACAGCTGTAAAAGGTGCTTTGGAAGCATTAAGAGCAAGTAGAAAGGTAGACGCAAACTCTGTCGCCATTAATCCTCGCTCTCCTAGATTTGAAATCCCTAAAGGAAAAGACATGTCACCAGAAGATAAACAAAAACATTTTGATGATTATATGTCTAATCTAAAAAGAAAGTAGAACAGGGGATAACTTAAACAAACAATGGTTTTTTCAGACCCAACAGCGGCATATACCGCAGCAGACTTAGCAGCAATGATTCCAGAAATTTGGACACCAATCGTAAACGAGCCAAATTTTCCAAAGGCAGTTGCTTCTAACTTCTTTACAGACCTTTCACCGTACGCAGCAGAAGGAGGAGATAGATTTCACGTTCCAAACATTTACACAAACATTTTCACAGCAAGTACTCAAACTACTCAAGGAAATGCAGTTGTAGACCAGTCACCAGCACAAGTAGATACTTACCTAGATGTAGATACACATAAGTATGTAGCTTGGATAATCGGTAAAAAGGACATGAAGCAACTATCTACTAAATACGCTCTTAACGAGAAGTATGCTAGAGAAGCAAAGAATGTTTTGACAGTAGCTTTAGAAGATTCACTCTTCGCTCTATGGTCATCACTTTCGACAAACACAGTAGGTGACACCGCAACAGTTCTTTCAGACGCAGAAATCGTATCAGCTATCGAAAAACTTGATACACTTGATTACGATATGGACCAGACAGCGTTCTTCTTCCACCCATTTGTATATTGGAGACAAGTTTCAACTATCTCAAAGTACTACACATGGAACACTTCTCAAATCCCAGTGATTAGAGATGGAAACTTTGGAAGTATGGACAGGTCAAGAGGACTTAGAGGACAAGTATACGGTCAACCAATTTACACATCTTCAAGAGTTGTAAAAGGTTTGTCTACATACAGAAACCTATTCGCCCACCCATCAGCATTTGGTTTCGCTATTCAAAGTGGAATCAGTGTTGACGCACAGTACTTGCTACAAAACTTAGGAATTCTAACAGTTGTAGATATTATCTACGGTGTTGCAGTTCTAAGAGAGCCAGCAGCAGTACTTGTAAACGCAAACGAAACAGCTGTGACTTCATAGTATTAATTATTAAATAAATAATTGTTGCTCGGGTATCTAGCTCATCAAAATACCCGAGCAATGAGCCAACAATTATATGGAAAATGAACAAGAAAACGTAAAAGCTTCACAACCTAGAAATACTTGGTTTTTTGAGCGTGGCGATGGATTAGTATTTGCCGCAGATGAAACAGAAGCATGGGGAATACTGCGTAATCGTGGAAACTGGATGAGAAAAGATTTTAAAATGCTAGGAATGTCAGACGGAAAAACATATTACGATATTATTAAGAACGCCAAAAAAGAAGTAGTAGACATACAGCAAAAAAGAAACGATATTGATTTTGATTACCAAAACTATTTAAAGACACAGGAAAGGTTAAAGTTTACAGAATTAAGAGATGACAATGATGAGATGGTTATTAAAGTTAAGGGTATATTAAAAGACCTTTCTGTAAAGCTTCAAGAGGTTGACTCGCAATTATCAAATATTAATAAGACAATCGTTACAAAAGCTTTTAATGCAGAACTTGAGAAAGCTAGAGGTAACATGGTAATGCCATCTAACCAAGACGTATTAACACCAAACCCTAGCGATAGAGCAGGGGTATTAAGTAATTTAAAGATATGAAACTAGAAACACTAACAGATGAACAAAGGCAAGTACTAAAGGATATTCAACAGTCTGTGCCTAAAGAGTGGACTGATAAAGTGACTAAGCGTGAGGATATTGCCCCAGCTACTAAAGAGATACTGGAACGAGCAATCATAGACCCAGAGGTAAATGAGCAATTTAAAAAGGAAGCTAGGCTTGTATTGCAGACTGGAATACTCAATCAACAGATTGATGTTGAACAACAAGATATTGCCGAGTTGATTGATTCTTATGTGGAGTTGGAGATTATCAAAGCCGTAATGTTAAAAAGATTGCCACCTCTTAAAAAGAAAAAGAATTATGAGGTAGCATTAAAAAGACATAATAAATTAAAACAAAAATATGAAAAAGGAAGTAATAACTAAACTGTTAGAGGTAACTGAAAAGGAAATTATACAAGGAGAATTAATGATTGCCTTTTACGAGGAGAGAGCCAAGAAACAAGAGTCAGAAGAGTCTGCTAAAACCCTTCTAAAGGTTGAACAGCTTAAAAGTGCGTTGACATTTAATCAAGAATTTAATGAGTACCTCAAATCGCTATAATATCATTGGTTACGGAATATGTGGGGCTAACGAACGTTACCTCAAAGGCACTTTAGATTGCTTTAAAAAGTTGTGCGATAGAGTAGTTATAATGGGTAACAACATAGATAGGGCAAGTGAGGACTTGATAGCAAGCTATGGGTTTGAGTTACGAAAGGATAATCGAGAATGGGGATTAAATCAGAACAAAATTAAACAAGATTTTGTGGAATCTTTAGAAGCTTATAGACCAGAGTGGCTTGTTTGTCTTGATATGGATGAGGTCTTAGACGTTTCAAGAGAAGATTTAGAGCTTTTAATGGATAAAACAGACTCAATGTATGTTTATATTGCCAATCTATGGAATGATGGTTGGAAAAAGGCGTGGAGCTTTTGGAATATAAGAGCTTGGAAGTGGAATGGTAATTGCAAGTTTATCAATAGACCGCTTCATTGTGGGCTTGCCCCAGAGTGGGCGTATAATTATGGCTCTTATGTGCCAATACTGCTTTGGCACTATGGGTTAAAAGATAAAGACGCACGCCAAAGGAAAGTTGAGAGGTATGAGAAGTATGACCCAAAGGCAAAGTATCGTGATAGAAGCTATTATGAAGCCTTAAAGTCTGATACTTGCGAGCCGATTGATGAGGAATTTATTAGAAATGCAATTAAAAAAGAAAGTAATCCAATGATTAAAAAATTTATGCCAGCTATAAAGAAAAGATTTGTTTATGTCAGGAATCCATCAGGATATATTTACGATATACCCGAGAAGGACATGGCAGAAACACTTAAAAGAAAAGGATTCACATTTATAGGATATGAAGATGACAACAAAGCTAAAATGGAGGAATTATTCGGTGACAAACCAAAGGTTGACCCAATACCACAACCAAATTTAAAAAATGAAAAATAAACTACTTTTAACGGGAAATTGTGGGTTCATTTTCTCACACGTCACAGACTACTTTTTAGAGTTAGGTTGGCAAGTAGTTGGAATTGATAACCTTTCAGCAGGTTCGCACCCTGAACTATTAGAAGAATGGAAGAAGTATGACAATTTTAAGTTTTATGAGATGGATTTATCAAGTAGAGAGGTAATTGAGGTCATACGCTCAGAAGCCCCACAGTACGTTGTACACGCAGGTGCGTATTCAGATGTAGATTATTCCATAAAATACCCTTATCACGTCTTAGAAGCCAATATTTTGGCAAATCTGAACGTATTTGAAGCGTGCAGGGACTTACCTAGTCTTAAAAAGCTTTTATATGTATCAACTGATGAAATTTATGGAGAGTGTGAGATTAAGAAAAACGAAACTGATATAATTTTTCCTAAAAATCCATACTCATGTTCAAAGGCAGTTGGTTCTTTGATGAGATTGGCATTTGATAACTCATTCCCAGAGTTAAAAGACAAAACCACTGAGATTCGCATGTGCAATATCTTTGGAGAGCGTCAAGATAAGCGTAAAATCATGCCAGCTATTAAGGAAAGCCTAGAGGGTAACTATTCAATACCACTTCATAACGGTGGAGTAGGTTATAGAGAGTATTTATACGTTAAAAATGTCCCTCCAATGATTAAGTTAGTGTTGGAAAAAGGTCATAGAACTTACAACGTCACTAACAATGATTTGTACAGCGTAAATGAGTTGATAGGCAAGGCACAGAGTATTACTAAGAAGAAATGTACCGTACACGATTCACATCGAGAGGGAATGGACTCAATTTATCAAATGGATTCTTCAAGACTAAGGGAGTTAGGTTGGACTCCACGTTATTCATTTGAGGAATCTTTAACCGATTATTTACAATGAGATTATTTAAACCATACGTCAGTTATAGAGCAATCTTTAATGTAGTTAGAGTATTGCTAGGTTCACAACTTGCCGAGGGCAAGGAAGTTAAGAAGTTTGAGGAAGAATTTGGACAGAAGTTTGGGGTTGATAACGTCGTCGCCTTAAACAGTGGTACAACAGCCCTAGAGCTTGCCTACGAGCTTGCAGGAATAGGAAAGGGTGATGAGGTTATTACGCCAGTTTTAACATGTACAGCAACTAACCTACCACTTATTAGAAAGGGTTGTAAGATAGTATTTGCCGACATAGATATAGACTTAAATATAAACATAGAAGATGTCAAAAGAAAAATCACTAAAAAAACAAAAGCCATTGTCTTTGTCCACTTCGGTGGAAACAATAGAGGACTTAGAGAGTTGCTTGAGATTTGCAAAGAACATAACATCACACTCATTGAAGATGCGGCTCAAGTTATCGGAAGCGATTACTGGGGTAAAGCAGACTACACTTGTATATCACTCCAAGCTATCAAAACCCTCACAAGTGGCGACGGTGGGATTCTCCTTACAAAAACAAAAGAAGATTACGAAAAAGCAAGGAGATTAAGATGGTTTGGTTATGATAGAGAGCTAAAACAGAAGTTAGGTGATACAGATTTACTGGAAGCTGGCTATAAGTGGCACATGAACAATATCACGGCTGCGATTGGTAGAGGAAACCTAGCTGTGATTGATAAGGTCATAGCCAAGCGTAAAAGGCTAATGAAATACTATAACTCGTTTCCTAATATCACTTGTCACATATGGTTATGTATTCAGTACGGCAAACAAGGTGAACAACATCATTTTAGGAACGATAAATATACAGTCTTTAAGAAGTTTAAAAATGATTGTCCCATGATGGATAAATTAGAAGATAGTTGGCGTTTACTTCCTATGTACTCGCAACTACCGTTAAGAAAGATTAAAAAATACGTCAATGATTTATAAGTTTAATGACAAAATCAAAGGGCGTATAGTTTCATCACTGATACTTTACACAGTTAAACTACCATCAAGGTATTTGGGCGTAATTGAGGAGGTTAAGACTGAGGAGGAATATCGCAATCAAGGCAGGGCCACTAGGTTAATTGAGCGAGCTATTGAGAAAGGAAAGTCCTTAAAGTTAGATTGTATTGAATTAACAGTCAGAGAAGACAACGAAAAAGTGCAAACATTTTATAAGAAGCTCGGTTTTACAGACCGACATAACCACGCATATAGATTATGGATAAAATAGAAGAAATGAAACAAATGGCCGAGAAACCTTTAACCGACGATAAAGAAACTCGGAGGGTTGAGATTATCATGCTTAAATTCAAAGAAGCCCCAGAGGTGATTGATAAGGCAATTACTAGGATAATTCACAACACAAATCACCCATTTAAATTGACTGTATTTGATAATCGTCTTAATACAGCAAACACCTCAAAGATATGGAATAAGTTAGTGAAAGAAAGTACATGCGACTATGTGATGTTGATTGACTCCGACGCCTTTGTACCAGTTACAAAAGAGGGCGAGCCTTGTTGGTTGACTAAGATGATGGAAAGTATAGATGAAACTGGTCTAGTTATTCCCGTATCGTCATGTGGAGGTGGTGCTAGACAACATGTCATGCAAGCCGAAGCATACCCATCATTTGAACGTAACGCAGATATTTGGAGTGGCTATTGTTTCTTGTTTACGAAGTCTGCTTATGAAACGATAGGAGAATTTGATGAGCGATTTTACATTTACGGTCAAGATTCTGAGTGGGCTTATCGTGCTAAGAAGATAGGTGGAGCGATAATGCGTAAAGATACGAGAGTAGAACATATGGGGTCGTACTCGTTCAATTCAGACCCTATTAGGGAGTCAGATAAATTATACGCTAGAGAGTTATTTAAATATCTAACAAAATGATAGAAGGATTTTACACAGACCCTAAACACCCGAATGTACAGCCCAAGATAGCTTGTATTATTCCAGTTTATATCGTTAGAAAAGACTATAACTATTTTATTGAGAATAAGTTAGAAACTTTGATGATGAATTTAAACGCACATAAGAAGTTTAAGGCAGGTGTAGATTACGACATAATTTTAGTTGACCACGGAGATTGCCCAGATTTGCCATACATTACTCTTAAAAAAGAAAACTTTGGATATAGTTTTGGAGCATATAAGCAAGCTTGGGAGGAGTTCGGTGACAAGTATGATTTCTATCTATTCAACGAAGACGACATAGCCCCAGCAAAGAATAACTGGCTATCAGAAATACTTTTAAAGTTCATGTCATCAAAAGATATAGGGGCAGTTGGTAATTGGGTAGAGGGCAGAAGTAAAGACGAAAATGGAAGTGGTCAGTTATGGGAAGTTATGGGACACACTAGAGATATGATGTATAATTTAGATGGTGCTTATACATTCACGTCGGCAAAGATTCTTAAAGAGATTGATAAAATTGGAGGACTTACAGTGTTTGATGTTGGGAAAGGCACAGGCAAAAGCCCCTCATTTAACGAGTGTGTATTTCAATCTCAAATACTTGAATTGGGATACAAGATAGTTTCATTCCCTAATAGATTCCTCGTTCATGGTTCAGAGATTTATAGTGGTGACGTGGCGTCACAGGGTAAGGTAGCACCAATGTTAAATTTAAATGGTCGTCATAAAATACCAAGAATAAAAAAAATATATGAATAAAATAAATTTGGGTTGTGGTAGAGATTACAGAGATGGCTGGGTAAATACCGACATTTCACATGAAACAAAAGCAGACTATTATTTTAGTGTAACAGATACGTTTCCTTTTGAAGATAACTCGGCAAGTGAAATATATTGTTCAGGAGTCTTAGAGCAGATACTAGAAAATAGTGGACTCATTAACGCTATGAACGAGTGCCACAGAGTCTTAGAGAATGGTGGTAAATTAACTATCATTGTGCCTAATGCTAAATACGCAATAGCCCACCAAGACCCGATGGATTGTAGGAAATTTACAATACCGACGTTTAATTATTTTATAGAGGGTGATAGACACTATCAGTTGTATGGTTCAGTTTACGGATTCAAAGCGTGGAAAATGGAAAGCGTTGTAGAAAATGAGAGGGGGATATTAACCGTAACTTTAATAAAATGAGAATAGTATATGTGGGAGCAGATTACCCTGAACTTGAAAAACATTGTCCTAACTTTAAAGGGGTTAAGGCTGGACTTAAACGTCTTGGTTATCCTCACTTATTTCTATCGTGTCGCCCAACATTCCATGACTTTGAAACTATACAAGAATTTAAGCCAGATTTAATTGTTTATGGACTACTCGACATGGTTAAACACAAAGACTGGCGAGATAGAATCAGAAAAGAAAACCCACAAGCTAAAATTGTAATGTGGTATGGCGATTTAAGATTGATGGATTCGCAAATTACAGCAGATTGTTCTGAATTAGACGCTATGTTTGTATCTAATAACGGACAGAATAATATGTACAAGAAGATATGGAAAGTAAAAGAATGTCACTTTTTACCTTTGGGGGCAGAACCACTTGATAAGCCGATGTACAACGAACACTTTGCTTTTGATTTTATATTTATAGGTGGAAAAATCACATCAGCTAACTTTATTGATAGAGCTTTAGAGATTAATCGCTTTGAGGAAAATGGATTAATGGTTATTAATAGCTTTGAAGATAGACTAAGGGCTAAAATAATGGAAAAAATGCCACAGATTTATTCGTCGGCTAAAATTTGTCTTGATATAAGTCACTTTACCAACATAGACAGCTACACATCAAACAGGTTTTGGAATATTCCAGCGATGTATGGATTCCCTTTGACTAAACGATTCCCTAATTGTGAAAAGTTATTTAAGAATCGTGTATATTTTGATACTTTTGAGGAAGCTTTGGAGTTAAGAGATTATTATTTAGAGCATGAAGAAGCACGAAAAGCGATAGTAGAAAAAGCTCATAAAGAAAGCTACGAAAACACATACGACATAAGATTTAAGAAGATGTTTGACATATTAAATATCGCATAATTGTGATATAATTATGTCATGCAATTCGCAAACAATGCCACAGGACAGGATATTTGTACTCTAGCGGACAAATTATCCAAACAAAATGTTATAACTTATCCACTAACAGAAAAAGTTACGGATGCAAATACAGCGTGTAAAATTATTTTAACAGAAATTCACAACGCTTACGGAGGTTGGAAGTACGACGACAAGAATAATACGGACTTCCCTATCGCCAAAAGTGATTTAGTATCAGGTCAATCAGATTATTCTTTGCCAGTAGATACAAACATGCTTAATGCAGTTTATGTTTTACAAGAAGGCTCAACAGATAACTGGACTAAGCTAATTCCCATAACCATAGAGGAAATAAATGGCATAGAAGCAGAGCCAGCCTTTCAAGATACAGACTCAACACCTATGTATTATAGGGCTATTGGTAATTCAGTTAAAATATATCCAGCTTCTGATTATTCTTTGACAGGTGGAATAATGGTTGAGTACTCTGGGGATATATCAGGATTCGCAACAACGGACACAACAAAGACCCCAGGTTTTGACTCTATGTTTCACGAAGCTGTCCCTTATTACATGGCACAACAATTTGCAACGATAAACTCACTTGCCGTTAAAGATGATAGAAAATTAGAATGGCAAGAGTGGTTACTTAGAATTAAACGTCACTATTCACAGAAGTTTAGAGATATGTTCCCACCAAGAATGAAAATTAGAAACGATATTAACGATTATATATAATATTATGGCAGTAAATTTTACAAAAGTAGACAAATTTGTACTTAACTTAGGAAGCAAAGTATTTAACCTAGCAACAGACCAGCTTAAGGTTGCTTTGACTAACACACTTCCAACAGCTTCAACAGTTAATCAATATTCAGACTTAACTGCACCTTTATCCACTACTAACTTATCAGGTGCAACACCTTTTAATGTAACGACAACTTCATTCACACAAACATCAGGTACAGCAAAATTAGTTCTTGCTGATTTAGTACTAACAGCAACAGGTGCAGTCGGTCCGTTTCAATATGTTGTACTTTATTCAGACACAGCAACAAATGATGAGATAATTGGATTCTACGATTACGGGTCGTCAATATCTTTAGCAAACACAAATACTTTTACGATTGACTGGGATTCTAGTTCAGGCGGATTAACGATAGCATAAACAAACTATGGCACTCGCAACAAATCTCATCAGCTATTATCCTCTAAATGCAAACTCTACCGATTCAGTAGGGGCTAATTCGGGTACAGACACAGCTATTTCCTATGCTACAGCTGGTAAGATTGGCAATTGTGCAACATTAGCACGTGCAAGTTCGTCTAAAATAGTCGTAGGGACTAATGCTGGTCTACAACCAGCATCTGCGTTAACATTTTCAAAATGGATATATATAAATAATGCTCCAGTTTCTTTTTGTTCTATTGGTGGAGATACAATAGCTGGTAGTGCGTTTGGTTATGTTTTTGATATGGACACAACATCTATCAATTTTAGAATAGGGAATGGTACATGGGGAAGTGTTAGTACAACATTTACAACAGGAGCATGGATTCATTTAGTTGGAACATGGGACGGTACAACAGCCACTCTATATAAGAACGGTGTGTCAGTTGGTACGCCAACCTCTAAGGCTTCCATAACATATACAGGCTGTGGACTATCGTTTGGTAACTACTATACTGATACTACATCAGCTAATATGTTTGATGGCAGAATTGACGAGGTAGGTATCTGGTCACGAGCCTTAACAGCCGATGAAATATCTCAAATCTATAATTCAGGTAGAGGTAACGCTTATCCACTAACAGATACACCTAGTCTTTATGGAGGAGTTGCTTATTATAAGCTAGAAGATGTTGCAGATTCTATTGACGGTAATACTGCTACAAACGTTGGTACTGCTACTTTTACGTCAGGAAAAATAGGAAACGCTTTAACTCTTAATGGTTCTTCTCAAGCCTTAACTTTAAATGCGGCTTTGCTAAATGCCTATGCAACATGTTCTATATCAGCATGGTTCAAATTAGGTGCAACTGGAGCATATCAGCGTATTGTTTCAAAGACAGATGACACAACATATAACCAAATGATTCGTGTTACAAATGGAAATAAATTAGCAGGACATATCACAACGTCATCAGAATCAACTATAACTGGTGGCACTACTTTATCTAGTGGAGTATGGTATTTTGCCACCTTAGTATATGACGGTGCAAATATTAATCTTTATCTTAACGGTTCAACCGACGCTACGCAAGTGGCAAAGACAGGTTCACTTAAAACAGCAACAGAAACGGTATCAATAGGTAGAGATAATCAAGGTGCGACAACAGAATACTTTAGCGGTCAACTAGACGAAGTGTGTATTTGGAATCGTGCCTTATCCTCCACAGAAGTAACAGCACTTTATAACAGTGGAAGTGGTAATCAATATCCGTTTAGTATAAGTGCTTATGTTTTGTCTTGTGTAGTAGGTGCTTTCACCCTAACAGGTAACGCTGTAAACCTATCAAAAGGCTATGTAATGCAAGTAGCAACAGGAGTGTTTAATATGGTAGGGAACGCAGTCAATCTAGTCGTAGGAGGGCAAATTTGGACAAATATCGCTAAGTCTGTAACCTCATGGACTAACGGAACGAAAGCAAGCACAGCATGGAATAATGAGGATAAGAGCAGTACGACGTGGACTAATATTAACAAATCATGAACGATACACAAAATTTACAACAGCAAATAGATGAATT